TTGTTCGCGTCGTTCATGTGGGATGACATCCGGTTCGCTTCGTTGTTGTCGAGGTGCGATGTCGGGTCGAGGGTTTCGGACAGCGGCTTGGCGCCGACCTTCGCCGCCATCGACGGGGTCATCAGGGCAGTCATTTCGATGCCGCTGATGTAGTAGTGGTATTCCTGCAACTCTTCGCGGGGTGCCGTCACCTTCACTCCTTTATAGAATGCGTCGCCGGTGAGCAGCGGAAGCGTCTGGTGGCTGTCACCACAGGCCGCTCCCGCCGCACCACAGATCCGGCAGTAGACGTTCACTTCGGAAGGCTGGCCCGGACGAAACAGTCCTTGGCCTCAAGGAGTTTCCGAAGCCCGGCGGTGACTTCCGGGCCCGGTGGCAGATCCCGGGCCATCACCTTGGCGAGGTCGGCGCATTCCGCCGACGTTTCCCGCATCGGGCTACCCGCCGGCAGGTGCTCGTAGCTGAAATAGCCCAACAGTGCGTCGGTGTTCGGGTGACTCATGGCAGGGTGATCTTCACGAATGCCTGGGGGCGGATGATGGCGAAAGCGCACCGCATCTCGGCCAGGATCGCGACGAGGTTACGGACGTAGAAATCGGCGTGACTGTCCGATGCGGTCACCGTCGTCTGTTCCCGGTCGTAGATGACACCCCAGTTCCAGGCGGCGACATAGGCGGTCTTCGGCGGCACCGCCTCGGACTCGATCACCGGCAGGCCCCACAGGCGCGGGGTGGTCATGCCGTAAGGGCCGGAGCCGAAGAACACCGTCTCGCCGGGGGTGCGGAGCAGGTCAATGGACTCCCAGTCCATCGGGTTCATCACATACGCGGTCGGGGTGGCCCGGCCACCGATGCGGACCTTCGTGCGGGCCTTGCGGGTGGTGTCGAATGCGTCCCCGGAGACAGCCTGGGTCTGGATGCCCGGGGTGTTGGCGAGGCCGAGGAAGTGCTCGCCGGTGCCGTCGCCGGTGATCAGCTCCACTTCCAGGGCCTCTTCGAGGTTGTAGCGCAGGAAGTTGTCGATCAGGGTGCGGATCTGCGCGACGTCGGCGAGGGCCCGCTTGGTGATCGGCATCCAGTTCGCGATGTTCTTGACGTCGGTGCTGTCGCGTTCGAACTCGAACCCGGATTCGGGCTTGAGGCCGCCCTGGGCTTCGGTGACCGGGGGGACTCCGGCGGGGTCGATCGGGGCGGAGCTCTGCGCCTCGGGGACGACTGCCGCATTGTTGTCCGTGTTGATCATCTTGACGAAGTCGATGTGGTCAGACGTCGTCGAACCCGTCCCGAACAGGGACCGGACCGTCAAAGGCCGCTGGTAGAACGGATCCTGCAAACCCCGATCATCGTGGACAATCACCGGCCCGGCGGACACGTCGTGGTCGCTGGACCAGATCAGCGACTTCATCGACCCGACGTGCATCGTCTGGGACTGAATCCGCTGCTTCTCGGAGAAACTCCCGTTGGGGCTACTGGCGAGCAGCGCCTTGTACTCCTTCGAGCCGGCGAACAACTCACCGATGCTCTTGGGGCGGCCCTTCTCCTTCGCGGCCTGCTGCCCCAGGGACGGCGGGCCGTCGTCACCGAGGCCGAGCCCGCCGGACAGGTCGGTCATCTGCTTACGGAAGGCGTCCTCGCGGGCGGCGTTGTCGGCGAGGTCGGCGGCCTTCTTCATGTGGCCGTCGATCTTCTCCCGCTCCACATCGGTGAGGTCGCGTTCCTCCCTCTCGACCAGGTCGAGGAGTCCCTTGGCGGCGTTGGTCTCCGCCAGGATCGCGTCACGGATTGACTTACGCATGGGTGGTTTCCTTGTCCTCTCGTGACCTGGCGGCCAGGTAGGCGATCTCCGCCATCAGGGCCCGGCGTTCGGCCTGTTTGCGGCACAAAAAAACCGCCTCGGGGAGGCGGTAGGGGTCGTTCGGTGGTGGGTCCGGTGGTTTGTTCTTCGCCGAGATGAGTTCCGTCAGCGGGTTCATGCCGAGCGGGGTCGGTCCCACCTCGTGGAGGAACACGTCGATGAGTTCGTTCGCGTCGTTGTCTTTGGACCGCTGCTCGTTGATGACGTCGTAGGTGAAACTGAACTGCTTCACCCGGCGCTGCTTCATCAAATGCCGGACCTGTTTGCCCTGACCGAAGTCGTCCAGTCGGGCCTTGACGTACAGGCCGCCGTGTTCGCGGACCCAGTCGTTGACCCAGGTCGGCATGGTGTCGCCGGAGGTGAGTTCCTTAGCCTCAAGAACCTCACCGATGTTCATGGACGGGTCATCCAGGCGGTGCGACCAGTAGACGGGGATCGGGGCGTCGGCCTTCGACCAGTGCTCAAGAGACTTACTAAACGCCCCGGGACGCACGATGTCGCCCCCGAGATCCTTATTATCAAAAACCGAGACAACGGCTTCGAACACCCCTTCGTCGTCGTTGGAGGTGACCGTCGCCGGCATCGTCTTGTGCTTCATCGGCCACTCCCGACAGGTTTGGGCCCAGGAGGTTGCCCATTCGATTCCTCGTTGGACGGGTTATTGGGTGCGGTGTCGCGGGGGGATGCCAAACCGCCTGCGGTGACGTTCAGCGGGGTGATGAGTTCGTCGGCCTCGGGCAGGTCCGACAGGTTGTACAGGGCCCGGCCTTCGTTGCGGGTCATCCACGGGCCGCCCACCGATGCGGACACTGCGGCGGCCTGGACTTCGAAAGAGCCCTGCATTTTGGCGCGGAGGTTGAATTCCACGTAAATCCTGGAAGCTCCAGCCGGGTCCACGTCGGGTAGTAGCTGGAGTTCGATGTCTTGTTGGAGGAGTTCCAGCAGCGGTCCGAGGGCGTCGGCGTACAACATTTTGCGGAGTTCACCCAGTGACGTCTGGGTGGCGTTCTTGGACAGTCCGAGCATTGACGGGTCGACGTGGTAGGCGGCGGCTACCTCTTCGCGGGACAGTTGCCGGGCTTCAATGTATTGGGCGTCTTTCGGGGTGATGCCGCCCTGATGCCAGACCATGCCGTCCTCGAGGATGGGTGTCCCTCCGGCTTGCTGGGTGTTGCTGTAGGCGCCCCAGTCGGTGGTGAACCGGGTTCGGGCGGTACTGGACCAGCGGGGGGCTTTTTCGGGGCGGGTGATGAACCCGGAGATCCGGGCCCCGTTGCGCCAGAGCTGTTCGCGGTATTCGGCGGCGGCGTACTCTTCCGCCAGGATTTGCCGCAGCGTCTCGATAGGAGGCCACCCGTCGCGGGGGCTGTCGGGGTTGTAGCCGTAGAACTGGACGACCTGGTCCGGGTCGAGGTCTTGGTGGCCTTTGGTGCCGCTGATGCGGAACTTGTCGGGGAAGAACAGGTTGTCGCCGATGGGTTCGATGTAGCGGCGGGGCATCGGCATGACCCCGTTGCGCCCGTCGGGGGCTTTCCCTTTGATCCAAAACGCCGAGTTGTAGATCGAATACTCTTGGACGGTCCAGTTGATCAGCCGGTACTTCGTCCACTTGCTCCCCGGCCACGGATTGTTCAGCAGCTCCGACAAGGGATGATCGCGCAGCTTCTTACGGTCGGTTTCGCCGGTGCGTTCGAAAACGTCCAGGCCGAGCTGGGCGACGTTACGGCCCAGGAAGTCGATGACGGTCCGTACCGCCGGCTGGGTTTTGTAAATGTGCTCGTAGGTCCGGTACTTGTCGGGCCCCATCTGGACGTAGGTCGGCAGCCCGTACCCGAGTGTGGACTGTGCGGGACGGACCCGGTCGATCGAGCCTGAGGTCAGCACGAAAGGCACCCGTACCCCCTTTCGGTTAGTCGGGCAGCTTCGGTAGGGCCACCTGGAGGTACAACACCCGGTCCCGTTCGATGTAGACGTCCCCGTCGAGCCGGGCCGGTTCCCCTTCGCGGGTGTAGAGGGTGGCGTCGGACAAGACGATCAGCGGCCCGGCCTTGCGGGTGAGTAGGCCCTCCAGGGCGGAGCCGTCGATGAGACTGACCAGGACCCGGGCATAGACGGGCCAACGGTTGAACATGCAGGTGTGCTCCATACGGGTGACAGGGTTTGCGGGCACCGGTGCAGGCTTGCCATGCTTGGCCCTGGAAGCGGTTCAGGAGATAGCCCGGCTCACCTTCGGCGGTTCTCCGGCGGCTGCCTTCCGGCGGGTTCCTTCACTCCTGTGTGGCGAAGGAGCCCGTGCCCCGCGCGGTGGAGCAGCGGTAGCTCGTCGGACTCATAATCCGGAGGCCGTCGGTTCGAATCCGGCCCGCGCAACGAGGTAGGGGTCGCCGTGATTGGCCGCTCAGCCCGGTCCCGGCGGCCCTTACCCGAAGGCTCGGCCGCACTGCTGGTGTGGATCGGGGGACGGAACACGGCAGTGCCGTGTCACTCAAGGGCGCGGCGGCTACCCAGGCAGTTCTGGGCCCGCCGCGTTCTTCTACGGGCGGCGCCAGGGCCAGGCGGAGGCACCCATGGCGAGGTGTGCGGCGACGGCGAGGAGCCCGGCGAGGGTGAGGACGCCGATGAGTTCGCCACCGGTGTCGATGAGGTCGAGCAGCAGCGCCACTCCGAAGAGGATCACCGCGACGATGGCGAACATGGTCTACTCCTCCGCGCCTTCGCCGAGTACCGCCGTCTTGAGCTCCGCCAGGTCGTCCTTGATGTCTTTCAGGTCGCACTTGACCCATTGCAGGTCGCGTCCGGTGTAGCCGATGCCGGCGTTGACACCCATCATCGGGTTCGGGTCGGAGGCGGGGACCGCGTTGCCTTTGCTGTCGTAGCGTTGGATGCAGTCTTCGTAGGCGGCGGTCGCGAGGGCCTTCTTGCCGTCGGCGCTCTTGGACCAGTTCGTCATCCACTTCTTGAAGTCGGATTCGTTCATGTTGTCACCCCATTTGTCGACGAGGCCCCACGAGCTGGTGTCGTTCTCGTTGCCGGTGTCGTATTTGGCGGAGAAGTGGCCGTGTTGGGTGTGGGAGTTGGAGCCGGAGTAGTTGTTCCACACCCAGCCGGAGGATTCGGCGGCGATCTTCTTGTTCCAGATGACGTTGTAGAGGCGGGAGTCTTTGCCGTCTTTGTGGTTTTGGACGATGAGTTTTACTGCGGCGTCGAACGTCATGCCGTTGGGCCAGGGGCCGGTGCAGTCGACGTCGATGGCGTGGACTTCGTTTTTGGAGTCGTCGTCTTCGCGGGGGGTGGAGCCGGTTTCGTCGGGGTTGTGGTCTGAGCTGCTGTCGGCGTGGGCGGAGTCGCCGATAGAGCCGTCGGTGGAGTCGTCTCGGTCGGGGTTGAGTTCGTCGAACTCGTCGAAGAGGGACTTGAGGCATGGAACGAGAACCCAGCTCGCCATGGGGTCAACCTCCATCTTTCGGGTGGTGCACGAACGGGGGATGAGTGGCGCCATGGGGCGTCCGGGTGCTCTACGGTGGAGGCTGTGACGGAGGAGAAGGCAAACCCGGTCATGATCAGCGTCCTGATAGTGGTGCTGGGGGCGTCAACGGCGTTCAGCTTCGGCTATTTGAAACGGCGGCTTGAACAGGCAGGCGCCGACTACCGGGACACCAAGGCGAAGATTGTTCCGCTCCGCAAGGACTACTGGCTGGCGTGGTGGGCGGCCACCAAGGTCGGCTTCTGGGTGTTCGCTGTCGGGTTCATCCTCGCCGTCTGGGTTTTCCACGCCGCGAAACAGTAGAACGGTAGGCCATGAACCAGTCCCGCCCCATTGACCTGATGCGCGACCAGCATGAGCCCACCCGGTCCTGCGCCGACATGCACTGCTACTCGTGCATGGTGGATGAACCCGGCACCGGCTACATCGTGTGCGGCGAATGCGGGCACGTGTTCCGCACCGCCCGGGAGCTGCGCCGACTCCACCGCCGGGGACTGTGGAAGGCGCACCGGAGTATCGACGGCGTGATCGCCGGGGTGCCGGTGGACATGCCGGCTGTTCCGTTGTGGCGGGTCGCATGGAGGTTGGCCATGGTCCGCGCCAAGAACATCTACTTCTGCCCACACTGCATCCACGACTTCTAGGATCATCGTGTCTTCTGATCGGCACCGCCTATGACCAGCCGCCCCTACTACCGGTGCCCGGACTGCAAGTTGAAAGGGGTGTCGCTGCGGCGGCGCCCAGCCGGGGGGCGCACCCACTACGCCTGCCGGTTCTGCATCTGGTATGCGTTCGTGGAAGTCGATACCTGCGACTACCGGTTCAGTCGGGAACGGCTGGCCCTGGCAAACCCTGGGGTGAAGGTGTGAACGGCAAATACGCGCAGCTTGAGGCCCTGTACGCGGAAGTCCCCGACATCGACTGCTGCGGGCAGTGCCACACCACGTGCGGTGCCCTGCTGCCGATGTCGGCCGCGGAACGGCTCCGGACGGGTTTGCAGGTGCGGGGCAGCGACCCTGACTGCGCCGCCCTGACGGTGAGCAACCGGTGCGCGATCCATAACATGCGCCCGCTGATCTGCCGCCTGTACGGGGTCGCTGAGGGCCTGGAATGCGACTATGGGTGTCAGCCGGAGCGGTACCTGAGCAAGGCGGAGGCGTACGCGCTGATTCACCGGGCGAAGAAGATCAGCGACGGGTAGAGACTCCCGGGGTTCCCTGCCGCCTCTTGACGGGCGCGGGGCCTTCCAACCCCGGGGCATTGGAGGGGCCCACCTGGGGCATCGGGTGGGCCCCTCAACCTGGGGGCCCGACACTTCTGGCGGGGGTGGCGGGCCCCCAGGCCCATTCACCTCTTTTCAGCCCTACGACGCTTGCGAGGATCTGTGACCAAGGACGAGAAGGTCGAGGGCAACAAGGTGGACGAGCTGATGCGGGTGGCCCGGCGGTGGCATGACGAGCGGGGCCACGCCGAACCGTGCCTGCACTGCTGCACCGAATGCCGGGAGGGCAATCCGGTGCTGCCAAGGACTGCCTGGTTTGCGCCCGACAAGCCGCCCGCCAGGTGATGCGGGCGGTCTTACACCACCATCAGGGCGCCGTTTTCGTAGGCCGACCGCAGCGGTTCGATCCCTTCGCGACTCTTCCACGCGTTGACGGCCATTGCGGCGGCGGGGACGGCATCGATGCGGGCTTTGTCGCGGGCCCGTTCGGGTTTTTCGGGCCGGATCAGATTGGGGTCGTACGGGGCGTGGCGAACTTCGCACTGGTCGAAACAGAAGCGGGCCACCGGGTTGCCGTGGTGCCGCAGCAGTCCCCTTTTGACGGTTCCCATGAGGTCTGTCATCCCGGGACTCATGCGGTCGTAGGTGTTACGGTACGCCGTCAGCTCGCCTTGTTCGATGTCCAGGTTGAGCGCTTCGCTGATCCGGTTAATCACCGGCCACATCGACCATTCGTCACAGTCAGCCGCGACGATGCGGAAGTTTTTGGCGTCCTCTGCGATATCGTCGACCACTTTGTCGTAGTCGATGACGCTACCGTCCGTCACCGTCAGCCAACCTTGTTTCGCCCAACGCGTGAAACGGCCATCGTGAAGCTGATCGAGCCGTTCCAGCCCCGATTCGGGCAGCCAGAACCGCCACATGATGTGCGCCGGGTCCTCCTTCGGCTCGTCTCCTGGGATCACCACCGCCCATGCCGTCAGGTCGAACTTCGCCGCTAGGTCAAACCCGGCGTAGGCGGTGCGTCCCCGTAGCTCATTGTTGTGCCATTGCGGGTTCAGCCACAGATCACCGGTGCAGGTGTCCCACAGGTGCATGGGCATCCACCGGGAGGCCTGCGACACCCACTGGTTGAGCCGGAACTGTCGGAAGGCGTTCTCTTTCCCCGGGTCGTTCTTCGCCTCCTGGGCCTCGTCGCGTAGTGACTGCCACGACAGGAATTCGCCGAGGGCCGGGTTGGCGAGGGGCCACAGCGTTTCATCCCAGGGGTCGGCGTCCTGCGGGATGTTGCGCATGTAGACGAAGATGTGCGGCGCCCGGTCCGGGTTTTCGGCGACTTTCGCCATCTCGTCGTGTTCGTTCTTGGCGAAGGATTGCGGGTCGTCTCCGGCGGTGGTGGCGGCAACCATCAACGGCTGGTCCCGGGCGCCCATGCCGGTCCGCATCGCATTCCACAGGTCGGCGTTCTTCTGGGTCAACACCTCATCGAAGACGATGCCGTGCGGGTTGTGGCCCAGGTTGCCGGCACTGTCGGATGCGGTGGCCTCGTAGTAGGAGCCGGTGGTGGTGTCGTAGATGCGTTTGGCCTGCTTGTTGATCCGGAGTCGGCTGGAGAGCAGCGGCGACAGGTGGACCATGCGTTCGGCGACGTCGAACACCTTGCGGGCCTGCTCCCGGTCAAGCGCACAGCCGTACACCTCAGATCCGGCCTCGTCGTCACCTACGATCAAATACAGGGCGATACCGGCTAGAAGCTCCGATTTGCCGTTTTTCCGGGCGACTTCGATCCAGGCGAGCCGGTAACGGCGGACGTAGCGGCCGAACTCGGTGGAATGGACAACCTGGCCGAACAGCGGGGCCATGATGTCGTCGAGCTGCCACTGAGACAGCCGGAACGGGGTCCGAGACCACCGGCCTTTCGTGTGGACGAGGATTTCGGTGAAGAACGCCTGGACATGTTCCACCCGGGGCTTACACAGGTGATCACCGCGCCTGGTACAGGTGATGTCGTCGAAGGTTTTCCCACACACCGGTGGCCGCTTAGCCATTCGAATACACCCCCCAAACGGGTGACGACACACACCGGGCGTCACCTAGACGCCACGAAGGGAGTTCCTTGAGCATGAGGGGCACGGGATGGGACGGAACACGATTCAACTTCACGACAAAAATGGGGCCCTTCCGCGACGTGATGAACCGGCAACAAAGGATCATCGGGGTGTCCGGTCGGGAACTCTCCGCCAGCCAAGGGCAGAGCCGTACCTGGTTCTCCGAACTCACCGGTAAAGCCGGACTGGTCAACCCGAACCTGTCCCGGATGGCCCGCTGGGTGCAACTACTGGACGGCCAAGAGTTCGGCCTGTCGATCACCACCGCCGACAGCGGCTACCACACCTTCCCCGTCTACGACATCGACGAGCCGCCACCATGGACAATCCGGGACGGCACCCAATACGCCGAGCTGCGAGAAGTCCTGATCCCGTTCCAAATCCTGATGCGCCGACAACGGCGCTACCTGCACCGCACCGCCCAGGAATTCGCCGACTCGCTAGGGGTGCCGCGGGGCGGAATCTCCGACCTGGAAGGCGGCGCAGGCCTACAAAACCCATCCCTGGGCAGGCTGTACTCCTGGGCCCAGTCGGTGAAAGCGCTGACGTTCGGCGTCTACGTCATCCTGGGCGGCGAATGCACCGAAGTGGAACTGCTGCTGGGAGACAACGATGCGTGAAGACTTCCAGGCGAGACTGAAACCGCTCGGCCTGGTGATGCGCGAGCATCGCATCACCCGGCTCCAAATGTCACAGGAAAACCTGTCCCACCAGGCCGGCAAAGGCGACACCTGGCTGAACGAACTCGAATCGGGCAAGGGCATCCAAAATCCGTCCCTGTCGCGCCTGGTCGCGTGGGCGCGGGCGGTGCAGGCACAAGAGTTCGGCCTGTACGTGGTGCTGCACAACGCTTTCACCGACGTACCCCTATTGGACGGTGACGAACAATGATCGAACCCATCTCCGACGACGAAGCCCTGGCCATCCTCACCATCCACGCCATCAACGAGCTGTACACGGCCGGGCCCTGCTGCCCCACCTGCTGCTGGCCCTGCGACGTCCTCCAACGACTTGCGGCCCGCCCTGACGGGGCAGGCAGCCTGAACGCCATCGTCACCCACGCCCCGCTGGACGCCCTGGGTTTCCGCACCGTCGACGGCGGCATCGACCGGGAATGGCTGGCCGAGCAGTGGACCCGCACCGACTGCCACCAGGAGGAGGCGCAGTGAACGCCGACGGTGCGGCGAGCGCGACAGTGATCGCCGTGTTGCAGTGGGCGCTGCGGGTCGGGGCGGAAGAGGTCGGCCTGTACCTCGTCGTGGACGGGTCGCGGGTGGTGGTGCCGCTCAGCCTGACAGCAGACGAGCCGCCGGGGCCTGAGCCTGCGTTGCCGGCGTCGCCCGCTGGTCCCCGACCCGGATAGCGGAGCGGCCCTGGGGGGTGAGGCCGAAACTGGCGGCGAAGCCGCGCATCAGGGAGGCGGAGTCGCGCAGCAGGACGGTGGCGGGGTGTTTCACGGGGCCGCGGGGCCCTTCGATGATCAGCCCGTCGTCGTGGAGCATCTGGGCGGCCTTGCGGTATTGGACGACCTGTTCGCAGTAGGCGTGGAGGATGTCCCGGTCGGCCATGGTAACGGTTTTCATTTGCCGCAACTGGGTGATGGTGTAGTCCCACACTTCCCGCACCTCGGGGTTGTCGGTGGGGCAGTCGGGCAAACCGTCGTCGGGTTTGGGTTCGTCGTGGTTGATCCGTTCCGGGTGCCCGCCCTTGAGCATCTTCAGCGCGGTCGGAAGTCCAGTTCCACGGGTTCCCCGTGGTCGTCCAGCGGGCATGTCTCCTCCTCAAACAGTTGCGTGCAGGTGTGTCTATGGCAGGATCGGGATGCCGCCCCGACCCGCCCACCGATCTCCACGCGATCAAGAAAAAGGTCGGGGCGGCACCCAACAAGAAAAAAGGAGGACAGCACCGATGAACAACGAACGCCCCGGCAAAGTCCAGGAATGCGCCGACCACATCAGATCCGGCCAATGGGGACTGCAAAACCCCACCGACGACGAACGGCCCTGCCCCACCTGCGGCACATGCCGGCTGAGGTCCGTTGAGCAAGTCGCCGCCGAACACGACTTCACCTACAACGAAGCCCTCAACTACGTCATCGTCATCGGACTCGCCCACCTGTCGCGCCGCCAAAACCAGGAG